AGCTACGCCAGTACCAGCACCACCGTCCAGATCGCCCACAGGGTCTGTGATAGCAGCGTCGTCTGCCAAAGCATAGGCACCGCTACCGCCAAGGATAAGGGCAGATACTGCCACCATGAATCCTAACCATTTCTTAAACTTTTTCATTGTTGTTGCCTTTTTAGTTATTAAAAAAATTCGCTTTCTCTCGTTTTTTATCTAGTCGTCCGTCTGTAAAAATCCCTGTAGCCAAGGTCTTCCAGCACGTCCTCTACATCTGTCAGCCAAGGAGTGCCACGTATTACATGTCCTGCACCGTTCATCTTTTCGTGTATTGGCATAATCAGAAATTCTTCATCTTGTCCAGCTTATCCAGATACGGGTCTCTCTTATCTTCGTTCAGGACAGGTGTTGCTGCACCACCGCCAAGGTCTGATGGCATGTCCTCACGCTTCTTCTGCTGGCGCTTCAACATGTCAATCTTCTCGTTCTTACCACGCTTGTAGCCTTTCTGCTCGGCATCGGCCATACGTACGTCGTAGTCCTTCAGCTGGAACAGGCGCAGGAAATCATCCTTCTTCAACTCGAAGTTCTGTGCTCGCTGGATAAGACCTTTGTCCTTGTCGTAAATCCAGTCAATCAGGTCTTTCACCTGGTCGGCCTTATAACCTGCCTCAGCAACAGCTGCATCCAGCTCTGCATCCTCGGCATCCACCTTGGCTTGCATAGCTGCCTTGATGGCCTCAGCATCCGTTGCAGCTTTCTTTTCCTCTTCCTTGGCAGCTTTACGCTCGGCCTGACGGGCTTTCAGCTTATCCATGGCTGTCTTGTTGTCCTCCATGTAGTCAACAAAAAAGTCCAGATGCTTGTCAAACAGGTAGGCTGCAAGGTCGAAATCGCTTCCGTCCTCGTTCTTACCACTCATCATGCCTGCCAGCATCTCTGGTGCAAGGTCGTTACCCTGCATCGCCTCATTGAAGCGATCCATCTTGGCCTTCTGCTGGTCATAAGCGTCAAGGTCGCCAAGAATGGCTCCACCCAGTGCCTCATCGTCATCAACGTTCAGCTCAGGGTTTGCACCCTTGTAACGCTCGGCCAGTCGCTGTCGGCTTGTCAACTGATTTTCCTCTTTTTTAGCCATATTTTTGCGTTATAATTGTTAATTTCTCCAAAAGTACGGCATTTTTTATGGTATAAAGTCATAAAAAGTCAATCTTTCTTTCTATTTTCGCAAAGTAGTATAATATGCAAATATGCAAAGTATGGTTTAAATGAAACATAAAGGTTCCGTTTCCCAGACCTATCTTTCACGGGATGAGAAGGTCTTGCCTGACTTGATACGCCAGGCAAAACACTTGGCGACCTACCCTATCTCCACCATGAAACTGTACCAGATTGCTGCCGACCTGCCGACGGACAAGTTTTATATAGCGGATGATGCTGCCTATGAATACATCCTGAAACGTATGTTCAGGGGTGTCGAAGTTGCTTTCAACAATCATTACAAACAGCGACTATACGACGCTTTCTTTGAAGAGGTTTCCAAAATGATGAAACAGGAAACATACAAAAAGATGAGCGTAAAGAATGTCACCATCCTTGCCCTGTCACGCCCTGCTCCTTGTGTCGGACTGGCTCCTTGGGGCATCTGGAAAGCACTGCTAAGACAAAGAAAGAAGAAAAATGAAAAGGTTTAGGATTACAACAGCTGCCTGTATCGTTCTGGCGGTTCTCGTACCGTTCCCAGAATATCTGGCTGTGTCACACGACACACCACTATATACTCATTTCGCTTATGTCTTCGGCCATGAGGGATGGCTGCACTATATCATCAACGGATGGTCACTGCTGGCTATGCACAACCTGTTCCGCTGGTACAGGGTAGCCAGTGCCTACCTCTTTGCTGTAGCGCTGACATTCTTTGCACTACCACCTCAACCTATGATAGGAGCCTCCACATTCACCTGTTTCTTCTTCGGATTTACGGCCCCATGGCTGTGGCGAAAGGAAAGATTGGCTTTATTCCTAATGGTGGCTCTCTTGCTTCTCACCTGCATACTGCCTGGATTCGCAGGTATTCCGCATGTCGCTGCATTCTCCTTTGGTGTAGTGTTTTCACTTGCTGAGGGCTACACCCGTCGCATCCATCACTACCTAACGCATTAAGGATGAACAAAGAGCCAGTCATACACAAGAAGAAGGAGATACCCATGGCGGTATTGGTGGAGCTGATACGCATCAACCTCCTTCGCCAGCGTGTACTGCTGACTCGTTATAATCCTGTCACGGGAAAGGATGCTCCTGGAAAACGTGTAAAGATAGTGCTCCGTGACATCCTTGGCGGTCAGGATATGTGGGTTCCCGTCGAAACGTTCCGTTCCAAGTTCTTCAGAGCACTGGTCAACTGTGGTTCCATCGAGGCGTATATAGAGCGTTATCTTCCTGAGGAAAACTACGAAAAGGCGCATACTGCCGTCCTACGACGCTTTCTGTACTTGCGCTGCAAACATGACTTCTATTTCTTCGCAGGTGCGTACGCACGTATAAAGAATAAGGAGGGAGGTGAGGATATTCCCTTCTACCTTCGTCCTGCCCAGGTGAAGCTGTGCAAGGTCTTTGAGTCACTGCGTCTGAACGACCTACCTATCTTTGTTATCTTGCTTAAATGTCGCCAGTGGGGTGGCTCTACGCTTACCGACATCTACATGGCATGGATAATGCTGTTCTGGAAGACACACTGGAACTGTAACATCGTTGGTCACCAGTCCACATCATCTACCAATGTGTTCAACATGTATGAGCGCTTGATCAATGCGCTGCCCACATGGCTATTCTTTGATACAGGTGCTGAGATTCCTGATGACTTCAAGAAAATCAAGAATGATGCGAAGAATCCGAATATCAAATACCTCGTACCACGTTCCTGCCAGATACAGACGGGCTCTGCCCTGAATCCTGAGTCTGCCCGTTCATCCGACGTGGCCATGGCGCACATCACAGAGGAAGCATTCTTCCCCAACACCGAGAAATGGACTCCTGCCCAGGTGGTAAAGTCTGTAGTGTCGCCTATCCGTCACGACCCGTACAATTTCGTAGTCCGTGAATCAACACCCAACGGCATGGAGAACGAATACCATGACGAGTGGGTTCGTGCCAACAGTAAGGATGACGAGGGTAAGCCTCTTTCTTCCTACACTCCTGTCTTCGTGGCATGGTTCGAGATTGAGGACTACATGAAACCATTCAAGAGTGAGGACGAAAGGGCTGACTTCATGATATGGCTGTGGCAACACCGTAACGACGATACGGGTAACGGACGCTACTTCTGGCATCTGTGGGAGATAGGAGCCTCAGCGGAGGGCATCCACTGGTATATCGAGAAGCTGAAAGACTACTCCTGTCTGGAGGATATGCAACAGGAATACCCGTCGGATGCTATCGAGGCGTTCAAATACTCTGGAAAGGCTGTCTTTGACATCTATAAGGTAGAGCAGCTCCGTGCCGACTGCGAGAAACCTATCTTCATTGGTGACATTGAGGGTGATTCCTACGACCCCACCAAGGAAGCCATCGTACCATCGGGTAAATATGAGAAGTTTGCCTGTATGCAGCACCTGCGCCTGGTACAACAGCCTAATGGGTTCCTGCGCATCTGGGATTATCCTGACTATACCGAGAATGTCAAGCATCGCTATCTCATCTCTGTGGATATTGGTGGTTCCCATAAGACTTCAGACTGGTCCAGCATCGTGGTCTTTGACCGCTATGACGTGATGTATGGTGGCTATCCTGCCGTAGTCGCTGAATGGCATGGTCACTGTAACCCTGACCAACTGGCCATGAAGTGCGCACAGCTGGCACACTTCTATCAGGATGCTTTTCTTGTCGTGGAAAATAATACGGCCTACTCCAAGATGAATGATACGGATGGTGACGTGTCGGAGCTGTTCTTCCCTATCTTGGTTCCACTGTACAACAACCTGTATAACAGCAATCACTCTAAAAAGCTGAAACACCGTCAGAAGGAAATGACGTGGGGCTTTAACACCAACACCGCTACCAAGGTGGCCATCGTACAGAATTTGGTATCCATCATCCGTGACCGTAAGTATCTGGAGCGTGAAGAGGAAACGCTTAATGAGTATTCCTACTACATGCAGTACCCCAATGGTAAGTACGGCAATGTGCCAGGAAAGCATGATGACCGTGTCATGTCTAGAGGCATCGGCCTGCTCGTCGAGAAGGAAATGCCTATCCCAGAGATCATAGTTAAGAAAACTGCTGAGGAGCTAGCCCGTGAGAAGCTGCGCAAGGCAAAGCCCAAGGCTCCTGAGCTTGTCGGTATCTAATATATGTTCAGTATGTTGCTGTGCCACAGCAATCCTTAAAAATAAAAAAGTATGAAAAAAAGTATCAAACGTTCCTTTACAGATGTACTATTCCACATCTATTATCCAGTCATCACCCGTATTGAGAAGTTCCGTGCTACCCGTATGTGGCGTGACGGTGTCAAACAGTGTATGGCCATGTACAACGAGCTAGGTTCACCCCGTGTCTATCTGTTCTATGACCAGAAGCACATGGTATGGGCACCGATGACCTACGAGCCAAACAAGATGTGCAAACCGTCTCTGCGTATCCTGCGTCGCATGGGAAAGGCTCAGGGTGTCAGCAAGATTCAGGG